GGTCGGTGTAACGATGAGGGGTACATATGGAGCATAAACGAAACCAGTTTCAAGATAAGAACCACCTTTGTATCCAACAAGGATTTTATTACGAGGGAAGTAAGGATCTTTGTAAACTGTGAAGCGATTAGAAAGAGATCCAATCTTTTCAGCACCCATAGTAAATGGTTGACCAACTTGTCCGTCACCATCAAGGCTATAAGAAGGACGATATAATACAGAAGCTTCTAAGATAGTAGCAACGTCTGGAGATACTACGATGAAGTTAGCAGATCCACGAAGAGTTTTTCTATGGATTTCATTTGCTACGTCAATAACAGTCTCAGTCAAAGTCTCATACCATTCACGAACGGTACCAGTGAAAGCTGGTCCTGGGTTAAGAGTAGAAGTACGAGCAATCTCTCCACCAGTTCTCTTATTTACAAATTTACCAGGTGAACGGCTCCAGAAGAAGTTAGCACCTTGTGCGCCATTAAGAAGATCTCCAAGAATTTCACGATCGATTTCCAAAGCAATTTGCTCTGAAAGGATTTGAGTAAGCTCAACCTCTGCATCCATTGAATGGTATGCGTTAAGGTCTTGTGCCAACTCTGGGCTCCAACGTGCTCTTAACTTACGTGTTTGAGCTGTTACTGGAATTGATTCGATCTTGATATCAATTTCTGGAATTGTTGGAGATCCATCAAAGTCTGAAGACTCAAATGAAGGAGAACCAGTAGCTTGGCCATCAGTAAAGCTAACTGTGTCTGCAACACCGTGACGAATTGTAAGCTTAGTGTTAGCTGAACCATATGCACCTTCAAGTGCAGAAGTTCCATCATCACAATTAACAATCATAAGAAGAACAGCATCTTCTGTTCCTGGTCTAACTGTTGAGTCTGCAGTAAATTTATCAGTTGCAGCATTATAGGTGCCTATTTGATTTAAACGTCGTACGTTAAATACATCAGCTCTGCCTTCTTGCACAGCTTGGGGAACCGGTTTGAGCTGTCCGCCATTATCAGCAACTGTCAAAGAAGTAGATGTCAACATAATATCTCTAGGTTGATCCCAAGCAACATCTGAACCCCACTGTGTTGTTCCGTCGCTACATTTTAAGTCAACTAAGACTGCAGAATAAAATTCGCCATCAGCAATTCTGTCTAAGATTTGTGGATCATGTTGAAGCATCTTTAAGTCATTTGCATTAGAAGCACTTAAACGATTTGCGCTAGTAGATGTATCAAAAGAAGTTCCTGATCCAAATGCACCATGAGCTAAAATTTCAAAAATAATTACAATATTAGCACCTGCTGCATTTAGATCAAAAGTAATAGCTGCTCTAGTAGCTGCATCATTTTGTGCATTTTTATGTGTTCTAGAAAAACCGCTTCCGGCAAGATCATATTGACCGCCGACACCATCAGCGCCGCCTTGAATTGCTTTGCCTGCTGGACCACCGTAAATTGATGTACCTGATTTTTGTGCGCCATTATCACTTCCGTAGGTATAATCTAAGTAGAAAAGAAGACCACTTGGAAGAGACATTGGTTGGATTGAAACTAGTTCGTTTGCAATAAGACCACCGAATACACGACGAACGATTGGGAAAGCGATGTTAGTGAAACCACCAACGTTGCTTGATTGATTTGATTCACGAAGAACTTGAGCAGCTTGATTTTCAAGCATAGTTGCCATGTTTTCACGATTCACATCATCCATTCCACGAAGAAGACCAGTACGAGACCACTTCTCGACCAATCTTTTGTTTTGTTGACCTACGTGACGATCACGAATGCCCTCAGTTAAAGTTTGTAATGAAAAACTCATAGTTTTTAATTCCTTTTTGTTTTGTTATTAAGTTTGTTTAAAATTAAAATTATTTTTTGATTCCTGCTAAAGTAGCCCATCGATCAAGTGCAACGTTTTCATTAATTGGTTGTGCACTTTTCACTGAACGTGATGAAGAGCTTAGAACGCGTCTACTTGAACTCTCATTAAGATTTCCACCTTTTCTAGATGGTCGGCTTAGAGATTTAGAAAGACTTTCAAAAAGAAGCTTAGCTTCATTTAAAGTTCCTGCTTCGTCTAATGATTCTACGATATGTTTTTGTTGCTTAATAGAAAGATCTCTATTTTGCATCAACTTATTAGCATAAAGAAGTTTAGCGTTGAAAAGGTTCATCTCTGATAATTGCTTCTTCATTCCTCGAAGAGCATTTCTATATTGTTTATTTTTGCCCTCTGCAATACGATTCTTGCGCACAGCATTTCTAAGAGCAGATTCAACTTTTCGGGTGGGTAGATGACTATAGAGTTCTTCTCCGTCACGTACATTAAGATCACCTTCAACAGAATCAACAAACATTTCTCTTTCTAAACTTCCGCCACCAAAGTGTGATGCCATATCTTTAGCTTCACCTTCACGGAGTCTTCTCATATTTTTAATTTCTTGTTTAAGCATATTTTCATCAATTTCTAAGAAGAGACCTTCGTCCAGACTTTCCGTCTCCACACCTTCCATTCCTTCCATTGGATCTTCTCCTTCCATCTCTTCTCCTTCCATACTTTCATCAGTCTCGAAGAAATATCCTTCTTCTAAGTCTAATTCTTCCGCTTCATCCGAGTCATCTTGACTTGATGCACCTTCAAGTGCTGCATCAACTACTTCTCGGAAAGACATATCTTCTAAAGCGCCAAGACTGATTTCTGAGTCTGAAGGTGAATCAAGTTGAAGTTCTTCTTCACTTTCTTCTTCGTCATCCATCATTTCTTCTTCTTCGTCATCCATCATTTCGGC